CCAGCCTTAACTGCGGCGATAAGTTCGTCTAATTTTGCTACAACAGCATCATTACTTGTTTCTTCTTTTCCTCCTCCAGCAATTCCTGCAATCATATCTCCAATTGCTCCTGCTGCTGCTACCATTGGTGCGGCAAAGGCTGTTGTCGTTACTAACCCTTCTAATTCTTTTAGTTTCTCTGTCTCAACTGTTGCAAGAGCAACTCCAATTCCTGTTAAAGCTCCTGCGATTGCAGTTAATGAGCCAGCTACAGACTGTAAAGGTGCTGCTAATGTCGCTAATGTAGTAAGATCACTAAGTAGACCTCCTCCTGTAAATAAAGATGTAAGGCCTGTCATTATACTTCCTCCGGCCATCGCAGTAGAAAAAGCTGCTAATCCTAAAGCTACCCCGGCTAATGCAGGTCCTAGTAAAGCCATGTTCTGTACTTTTTCGAAAGTAACAGAGTCCATTAATTTTACAAATCCATCAGCAGCGGCTGTAACTACTAGTGCAATACCTTGAAACACCTTTAATATTACGTTTCCAAGTGCTTCAATTGCCGGTGATAGTAGACTTATAGCATAAGCTACTGGGATCATAGCTACACCGAAAGCGGCTAATGCTGCAATTCCCATCCACATCATCGGGTTAGTAGCTGATTCTCCAAATGATAGTAAACCTTTTGCTAAGGCATCTAAGCCTGAAGCTACAGGTTTTGATAAATAAGCTACTGCTAACATACCTGGTATAGCTGCTAATACTGCTACAAATGAAACTGTAGCTAAACCAAAAGCAAGTATACCTTTTATATTGTCTCCAAAAGCTTTAAATCCGTCTGCTAAACCTACTAAGCTTTGTTTTAATTTTTTACTGTCTAAACTTTCTAATAACTTAGCTCCAAGGTAACCAGGTATAAAAGCAACTAATCCAAGTGATGCAGGAATTAAGTTTAATGCTCCAAATAATACCTCTTTGGTACCCATCTCTCTTAAACCGGCTGCTAGGTTTTTAAAGAAGTCTTTCAACTCTTTTCCTGAGGTTGTTGGTTTTTTAGTCTTAGTTGCTGCATTAGCGGCATCAGCCGTTTTATCTGCTCCAGGTAATGCTTCTGGTGTTGCTGGGGTTTGTGCTCCGGTAAATCCTTTTGTAAACTTATCTTTAACGCTTTTTAGTAAACCTCCTGCTTCTTTTATATTATCTTTAAATGTAGAAAAACCTGATGATAGCATTCCGAAGAAGCTTCCAATTTTTCCCATTGCTATAATAGCTACAATTCCGTAGAGTGCATATTTTACTATTCCGAATTCAGATGCAAGTTTTACTACCCAACCTACTGCTCCTGCTACTAACTGTACCAAAGGAGCTATAAGGTCTACAATATCTCCAATAATACTAAGAATAGGTGCAAAGGCTTGAGATAACTTCTCAATAGAAGCCTGTATCTTCTCCTGTACATCCATTCTCTTAGATTCTTCTAAGGTAACACCTCTAACTTTAGCTTTTTCTTCATCTGTCATTCCAACAAGTAAACCTTTCTGTATAGCCATTTCAGCTAATTGGTCTCTAGACATTCCTAAAGATTTTGCATAAGCTTCCTGCTGTATACGGTTCATTTTACTAAAATCGTGTACATCTTGTGCGTTTTTAAACAACTCATTAGCCACACCTTCCATATCATTAGCTAAAGAAAGTTCTCTAGCTCTGTTCAGGTTCAAATCCTTACCTGTAAGAAGTTCAGCTTCCATTTCTGCAGCGATAGAGTCTTCAAAATTTAAAAGACTGTCCATAATACCCTCCATGTCTTTTAACTCTAATCCTATCTTTCGTGCTGCAGCGGCTGCTTTAGCTAATCCACCTGGGTAGCCCATAAACTGAGCCTGTACTGCTTTGGAAGCTTTACCCATATCTCTAACAACTTGAGTAGCTGAGACAGCAGAATCAGTTGTAGCGTTAAAAGCATCTGTACTGGACTGTATAGTATCTAAAGTCTGTTGCATGCTATTACCAGACATCTTAGCGTTTAATGCTAAGACTCCTGCGTTTTCAGCAGACAATCCCATTTCGTTTTTTAAACCAGCTGCTGCTGCAACAAGGTCTGGACCTAGTACTACTGCGGCATTAACTCCTAATTGTTTAGTAAGTTCTCCTGCTGTTTCTAAAAAATCTACAGAGGTTGCTAATTCGGTATTTGCTCCTGCTAGAGATTCTGCACTCATTCCAGTTAATCTCTGAAATTCTGTAGCGGCTTTATCTACTTTAAAGTAACTGTCAACTATCTTCATTATAATAGTTAACGGATCGAATAAAGCAGCTGCGAAGCCTTTTGCCAATGGCCCTAAACCTGCCATTAAGACAGTTAATTTATTTCCTTTTTGAGCACCTGATTGAATAGCTTCAGCTGTAGCTAGCATCTGTTCTTTAGCTTCAGCTACTGCATCTTTGAATCTACTAGAACTCATTCCAAGTTTACCCATCAACCCATCTAAGCCATCTACAACAGCTCCACCTACTCCCATCAATCTGTTGACTTCTTTTTGCTGCTCGATTACAACATCAATCTTATCTTGAATTCCATTTAGTGCGTTACCTTGATCTACGTAATTAGATAAAGCTGCTTTCTGTTCAGCAGTTAGAGTATCCATTACGTTTACTAACTCTAAAGCAGCATCTACCTGGTCTCTTGTCATATTACTAAGACCACCTTGCTCTTTCAATAAATCCTGTAGAGCTTGTACTTCTTTTTGAGCAATGTCAGATAAGTCTTCTCCATTTAGTAAACGAGTAGATTCATCATCTAAAACTTTTTTGTTATATTTTAATTTCTGAGTTAGATCATCTAATTGCTTTGTGGATAGATCTTTAATACCTTGTTCTTGCATTTTAAGATCTTCTGCAATAGAGGTAATCTTTTTCATAGAACCTCTAATCTTCTGTAAAGCGCCAGGTTGGTTTTTAAATTCAGATGAAATTGCTCGAATTTGATCATAAAGGCTTGTTGCAGAGTCATCGACATCTTCAAAGGATCTTTGAACTCCTTTAAGTTCATTACGTAGACTTTGTACTTGTGCAACAGCTTCACTGTCCGTTAAGTTTAACGGTTGCTGATTAAGCCTAGCTCTTAAGGTGTTTATCTCCTGTAAGAGTTTCTTTGCTTCCTGTAATTGTTTATTGTTATCAGCCATCTAATCGGTATTCTTATATCATATAAATAGGTAAAGCTCGCTTTATGGGCGAGCCTTAGTACTATAAGACGGTTTTCTTACTGCAGGTCCTTTCGGAGCTGATTTGGAAGGTGTCTTGGTCTTAGCTTTATTCATCTCTTCTTGCTCTTTCTCGTAATATTCGTTCATCTTTTGAAAGGTGTAGTTCCGTAACCATATAGGCATTGCATATACGGTGTCGTGATCATAACCTCCTTTCCCGTGAAAGACTATTTCGTGAATTTGATTGAAGACTGCGACTCTATAGTCCGGCGTCAGGCCAAAGAAAGTTGACTCCAATGGGAATATCAACCCCTCCTTCTGGTCCATTTTCTGGGTAGAATTTCAAATCAACATCTGGCTGAAATTCTGAAACGTGTTTTCTAAATGCACGAGAATCTCTAGCTAAGAAATGATTATCTACGAAGTCTCTGATACTCTTAGAGTCAGTGGCTCCATTTACAGAAATAATCATATGCTTTAATCTTGTTGATAACTCTGGAGAAGCATCTTTATTGATTTTTTTAAGACCTTTTACTTCTTGTTGAATCTTTTGCTCATCTCCATGAGTCAATAACTTAAAAGTAATTACATTTCCAGTAGCTGGTAATTCGTATGTAAATTCATTCTTTCTAGAAGCAAATAAACTTTCATCGAACTGTTTATTATTTACTAAACTTAAATCTACATTTTCCTTTTCACCTTGGTAATTGAATTCATAATCTTTACCGTAACCTAAAATACGAGCTGCGATTAAGATAGCATTCTTATCACCAACTAATAAATCGTCGTAGTTAAACTTAGTTACAATCAAAGACTGTAATAACTTGTCAATTACTACACCTCTTTCGATAAAGCTCTGGTTTGTTAAGATATCTTCTTCTTTAGCTGTCATATACTTCATTTCGATAGTACCTGATGCTAATGGATGTTCTTCCGGGTATAGCAACCCTTTAGAAGGTAAATCTACAATTTCTGTAGGGAATTTTTGTGGTTGATCCATAAATTTTATTTTGAATAACGTTATTTCATATAAATATATGAAAAATAACTTTTTGATCCAACAAAAAACCCGGAAATTTCTTTCCGGGCTTTGCTATTAATATAAGGCAGATTATTAGTAGTTCAATACGCAGTAGTCCATCGCTACAGTGATTGTCAATTCAACACCATCGCTAGTACTCCAGTCTAATTGACCTTGAGCCATATTTACGATGAATGCTCCTTTGATAATCCATTCTGATACGATATCACCTACCGGTCCTAAAAGATTCAAAGTTAAATCTTTCTTATAGAAATCTGAATAACCAGCTCTACCAGTTACAGACTCGTAAGAAGCACGTGCCCAATCCATTACTGCTTGTGCACCTGATGGGTTAATTGGATCATATAAAGTCATGTCCATGTTCTCCCAGTTTCTCTTACCACGAATCTTTCTGTAAGTGTTGATGTGGTCTAATTTGATCTCCTCATCAGTGAATGAAGGAGCAGTTACTGCTTTTACCATGAAAGATGGAATAGCTTCACTGTATAAAATAAATCTATTCTGTACCTTCGGTTCGAAGGCTCTGAACATTATTTCGTTTGAATCTAATACTGCCATTTTATTATCTGTTTTATATAAATATCTGTTTTAAAAATTATGCTGTGAATGTTGCACCTGTTGGTTGAACTGTGAAGTCAAGTACTACAAATTCCGCAGTTTTTGCTGGCTGGATAAAGATCTGACCTACGATCTGATTTCTATCTACGATATCAGCTGTGTTATTAGAATCATCCATTACTACACGGTAAGCATAAAGACCTTGTCTTTGTACTACTGATTCTAAGTAAGGGTTAACGATTGCTAAGAATTTATTACGTGTTGCAATTGTATTTTGTTCGAATACAATGTTATTAGCTTGAGTTCCAATGAATCGTTTTAATTCGATTAATAAACGACGTACATTTACTCTATCCAAAGCTGAAGCTTTTTTCTGTAATGTTTTTTGACCGTATACTGCAATACCTTGTCCAGGGAATGTAGCAATTGGGTTAACATTAGCACGATATAGAGTATCACGTTGTTCACGGCTTACTTTACGTTCTGCTTGGATTACGTTAGGAATACCTCCTTTAACTAAACCTGCTGGTGCAAACCATGGAGCAGCTGCGCTATCTGTGAATGCATACACACCTGGGATAACTGTAGAAGCTGGGATCCATTCTGTCTTACCTGTTGCAGATTGAGTTTGTAACCACGGCCAGTAAGCTGCTGCATATGAGCTATTAACTGTTCCAGCTGTAGCTGTTACGTTGCTAACTGTAGCACCGTGAGTTTGAGGATCGATTACTGCAATTGCATCTCCTCTTCCTTCTGCTAATGAGATAATTGAATCTAATTGAGTCTTGTGAGAACCAATTGAGTAAACAAGACCTGGTGCAGAAATGATATTAAATTGATACTCATCTTTGTTATTTAAGATTGAAATAGCATCTGCATAGCAAGCTGCTGTTAAACCTTGAGTATCTAAGCTGTTGATATTTTTGAAGAACTTACCAGCACGAGGTCCGTATAAGTTACCTGTAGCACCGTAGAATGAACCTGACTGAGCTATTGGTAATGAACCTGATAAAGAAGCTCCTGCTAATTTATTTACTGTAAGACCATCTGTGCTTAAGTAGTTAGGTGTTTGTCTTGCTACAGAATTTACTCTAATGTAGTTAGATCTGTTTGCATACTCCCCAACTGTTGTTACAAATGTTTCAGTTCCTTCAGTTGTCTTAGTTGTATATTGGTTACCGATTACTTTCTCGATATAATTTTCTGAATTTGGATCTAAAGATAATGCATTGAAAGTTTCTAAGATAATCTTATTCTTTCTGCTATCATCACCTCTACGTACTAACAATGAGAATGTACCAGATTGGTTATTAACGTTAGCAATCTCCCATCTAATGTTATCTGCAGAACCAGTTGCTAATGAACCGTCTGAGTTTTCTTGAATAGAGTTAGCTGCTTTAGCATTATTGTAGATAGCTCCTTTACCGATTGTTGTCAATGTAAATGGAGTAGCTCCTGTTAAAGCTGAGATTGTTGTGTTTGAAGCGGCTGTAAATGAGCCAGATACAACTCTTGTGATTAATGCCGTGTTACCGCCTTGCTCAAAATAGCTCTTTACTGCAATTGAAGTTAAAAATTCAAAAGAGTTAGAACCAGATAAAAAAGTGGTTCCGAACAATCTTTGATATTGACCGTAAGATGTTACTACAGTAGGTTGTTCTACTGGACCTTTTACTGCAGGTCCTATAAAAGCTGCGCCTACAGCAGCGGCTGCTGGTTGAATAAACGAAATATCATTTTCTCTCGTTAATACACCTGGTGAAATTAATGTTTCTGCCATGTCTCTTATTATTTGTTAGTTGGGTTCTTAAATAAATATCGTAATAAATTCAAAACCCTTTTATTTGTAATATAGTTATCGTACTTAAATAAATAGGTGAAAACATTTGAAACATTTTTAGATTATGTTATTTATTCAGGCAAAATCTCACCTGTTTCTAAATTAACATTTAATCTACCAGCTCCATAATTCTCTCCCATTTCTTTTACAACCCTAGCTTCTAACTCTTTTATCGAGTTATAATAACTTTCTGCAGCTTGCTTTCTATTTTTTAATTCAAATTCTGCTAAACTAATAGCTGCTAATTCTTCGTTTAAACGTAACTTCTGTGATTGAATTAACTTTAAATCAGATAATTCTTCTTCTGTTAGGAATACTTTCTCTTCGCTCATATAATTAATTATTTGTAACTTTACAATTTGGTAACTGAAGTGTTAAATCTTGTATAAGATCTAATCCTCTTTCTTTAATATAATTAGTCCAAAGGATGCTGCCTTCGTAATACATTCCATACTTTTTAATTAGAAAAGCATCTATCCCGTACAAATCTGTGATATATTCCTCGTAAGGTCTTTTAAACAACGTTTCTATTGCTTTAGGAAAAGCAGTGAACATTCTTTCGTCTAATGTTTTGTAGAGTATTCTACCGTAAATAAAATCTTCCTTCTTTTTACCTTTGAGTAACGGGTATGTATGGAGAACAGCTTCTTGGTAGTAACGTGTAATATTTTTATCGTATATAATATTATCTGTATCTAAATCTGGTTTAAATTTTATAATAGTGCTATACTTGTTTAAATCTGGTATCAAGCTTACTGCTTGGTATGTTGAATATAAAATTGCAAATTTTCTATCCTCTATAGGAGATTCAGTAAGGTACTCTATATTAACTAAATCACTGTATCTATTTAGCTTAGTTACCCACCTATTATTCTCTACCGTATCCCACGTATGAACAAAGCAATGTACAGGTTCCTTTAGTGAGTCTAGAAACCTTGGAAAGTTATCTGAAAGTCCTTTTAGTTTACCTGATACAATTACTGCGATCATTTATCTATAGCGTTTCTTAGATCTATTACAGCTGCTTTAATTCCATCTTTATGTGAATGTACTGCTCCTCCTACGTTAGCTAAATAATCATACCCGAACTTTTCTGTTACTTTTGGTATTAATTGAGCATTCATACCACAGCTCAAGGCTGGTAGTACATTTCTTTCTCTCAAAATATCCATAACTTCTTGTAGGTATGTAGGTTCATCACTTAAATACCCTCCCCACATTCCTGCATGAATAGTATCTATACCGCTAATAGCTGCTAGCTTACATAAAACTCTCCAATCGATTCGATAAGGATTGTCTACATGAGTAATAACTTTATCACCGCTTTTTTGGTAATGCATAACTAGGGGTAAATCAAGCTGTCTAACTGAAGCATAAGCTCCTAATCCACTCCATAGGTTAATATGTATACCATTAGAACCATACTCGTGTACTTTCTTAGCTCTCTCTACTAATTTATGAGGGTCTGAATTACATGTTGCTAAATAAACTACATTATCCGGAAGTATTTCCTTAATAAGAGGTAATCTATCCTCATACTTACAGAAGACCGGGTTAGACATAATCTCATCTTCTTTGATAAAATCAGCGCCTCCGTCTATCATATCTTTTACAATAGAAACAATTTCGGTAGGTTTTAATCCAATCTTCGGTTTGAGTATACAACCTAGCAAAGGCTTTTCATACTGTCCAGTTTTTTCTCTAAGACCAGTTATTCCAAATTTAGGCTGTAAGACTGGGTATAGGTTTTGTAATTCAATATCTGTGATATGACATTTCTGTATAATATCAATATCAGTTTGCCCTCCCATTATGTTACAAACTAGATGTGAAATTCCATCTTCTTCCCAGTTTATATTTGCTGCAGGATATGCTATAGCTACTGTTCCTTTATTTCTAGAATCTAAACGTTCTTTAATATCTACAATCTTAGCGCAATGGTTTGCAATTAATTCAGGTGTCTCAAATACATTTCGTACAGATGGATTTCCTATACTCTGTCCAACTGCTAAAGCATATGCTGCTTCATATAAAGTTGTTCTAGATTCAAGGTAATATTCTACTAAGAAATGATCTGCTGGTATTTTATCTATTACTATATTCATATTAATTCAAATTCGTACTTATCTTTTGGATCGCTTTCTGTCTTTACTACTAGAAGTCTAACATCTGTTAAGTATTCTGCTTGACTTACTACATACGGTTTAATAATAAAGATATCTCCTTCTACAAACTCCTGTTCGTTAATTCTAATAATACCGTCTAATACTACATTATACTCTGTGGTCTTTTTATGAAAATGATCATTATGAACTTCCCCTTGCTTGTAATGCTGGATTGCTACTTCAAAGTTTGCTTTTAATAGGCTTGGTTCAAAATTACCAATAAACCATCCTTTTTTAAAATCTTCTATTCTACCTGCTTTCATTATAATTCTAAGTTTTTAAAATATTCAAAATCTTCAGGAGTTCCTACTGGGTAGAATTGACCTGGTGGAATGTAGTACATCTTAACTTCCCTTCCTCTTTTGATTGTGTAGTTGTACACCGGTGCTATATAATACTCGTTATTATCTTTAACACCTTCCTCCATCATTCGATCAACATCTTCTAAGAAATCTTGAGTTGATGACCAGTGGTATATACCCACAGTAGCCGTATTGCTTATAACTACTTTTTCTCGTACTTCTACAATCTTACCTTCTTCTACTCTAACGTAACTACATTTTGGGGAAGAGTCGGTATGTGTTACAATATACGAACTTTCCGGATCTAAAGCAAGTAATTCTTCGAATTTTTTTCCATCCCAGTGCATATATTGATCTGCATTAACTGTTATTAACGGACGGGTAAAATCCTCTACGACTCTTCTTACTAAGCTAGCTGTTTCTGCAGCGCCTTGGGTTTTGCGGTTAACTACTAAAAGATGGGCTTGATATTTCCTTACCAAACTATCTATTTCTTTAGTCCAATTTACATAGTGATCTCCTCTTACTATAAAAATAAGTTCTCCTGTAACTCCTAATGTATCTACTGCATGTTCTAACATTCGCTTACCTTTGTACTCTAATAAGTACTTAGGTGTGGTGTACCCGGCAGTTACAAACCTAGAACCTTCTCCCAGCATTGGGAAAACTATATAAGGGGTTTTTTCCATTCTTGAAATAAATTATGCTTATTAAAATGTTCTTGTATAAGTCCTGCAACTACCTTATGGCCTTCTTCGTTAATATGGCTTGTACCTTGTTCGTCTGGATATCTATGTGAGAAATCGTACCAATTATGAGGAATAAAGTATTTTTCCTCTATACTGTTTGTTGTATCTTTTTCCGGCTGTGTATAGAAGTAGTTTACTGGATCTAAAAATACGTGTGGAATGTTAGCTTGTTTTAACAGTATATGCATATAGACTGCTAATGCCGTATCCTGCTCTCTCTTTATATGGTCATTATGTAGGTATGTAATGTAATACTCTAAAGCTTTTTTTTGTTCCCTAGAAAGTACTTGCATACCGTCTTTGTTATGAGTTTGACCTTTTAAAAGTCCATTAATATCTAAAAGAGTGTTACTAAATATTTTAGGAGATGATGTAAAATCAAATCCGGGTTTTAATCCGGGGTTTATTGCTAATGCATCTCGATAAGGTGTATAGGATAGGTAATCTACGTTTTTTAAATCTACATCTAAAAAACCTACCTCTTCTGTTGCGAAAGAATACCTGTTTGGCCAGGTAAGACTTATAATAGCTAACGGACCTTGTCCTACACTTAATTTTATTAGTTTTCGAACTTGAAGATAAATTGTGAACATATCACATCCGGCCCTACCTAGTAGAGATAGAGACATATTATGCTGAGATGCTAAGATGCCTGCATAAGTAGATTGAGGTATAGACTGTATGTTTAGCCCTACACCTACACTAAAACTGTCTCCAAGTGAATATAATGTCCTCATATTAACGCTCTAAATACTGGTTTTTTAGTTTCTATATCTTGTTCTAAAGGTCCTGTGTTTTTTAATTTATTTGGTAGTGTTTTTACTGGTGTTGTAAAATCGTATGTATGTAATTTTGGAATAGTCTTTAATAGTTTATTCTTTATAATATACTCTCCTATATGCTCTGACCACCATTTATGCCCTATTTCAGAAGGGTGTTGTACTTTAAAACCTTCGTCACCGGTTAACATTGACTTAAGTTTAACATGTGCATGAAAGCTATGAGCAGGTACATTTTTATTCATAAATGTTACCGGGTGTATCAATTCCCAGTATGATTGGTTCATTATAGACTTGTACGTAAATGCATACGGTTTATCTTCCCACTCTGTTATCTTAACATGTCCAAAAGTCTGGTAAAATGATTGAAAGATTAAATGTTTAATATTATTAGCAGTCAAAAAAGACTGTAAGTAGTGTATCTGATTTATGTACCTATATACAAACTCTTCTGGATTTGCAAAATATAAAGAATACATTCTAGCAAAATTATTCCTCAATTTATCCCCATAGTCAATATCCATGTAAGGCCATAAAGTCATCCACCCTTGATCTGTTATTAACTGTTCATTTCTAAAATAAAAGTCAGCTCTGTCCGGGGATGTCATTCCTATGATTAGGAAAAGATCGTCAGTTGGTTTTCCAGGTTTTAAATACTCCTGTAGTATAAAGTTAACTAAATGACGTACAATTTGGTCGTTAGAAGCTCCTGGGAATGATCTGTTAATATGATTTGCAAATCCTAAATCTTTAGTTAAGTGGTATGCCCATACCTGTTCTTGACGGTATTCATCGTTAGATGGATCCCAATCTTCTTTAGATTTCTTTAGATCTGGTTTACGAAGCTCACTACCCCAAGTCCAGCTATCTCCAAAAGTTATAAGTGTTAAGTCTTTAGACATGTGAGTTGTAGTATTCGTTTATTTCTTTAAAATCGTTATACGGGTGTAAATGCTTTACAGCAGTTCTATGTAAGCTCTGTCTATTGTAGTTACCGTCTATCATTGTTATATCAACCGGTCTTATGTTGTACTTTAAACATTGGTTGTAGTATAGTTGACTAGGTGAAAATGTTGCAAAACTCATATCCTTTTTTAACTCAACTCCAGTAAAGTAATGAGGGTTTCTCAAAGGTTTTAGTTCGTATCTAAAAAAGTTATATAGACTACTCACTGTTGACATAGTATTTGAATCTCCATAAAACCATAAATCACTTAACCCATGTCTACCACAATCTTGAGGAGTGCATCCTTGATTACGATTAACATAGTATAGTGTTCTAGGTTCTACTTGAAAAGGCGGGAACGTAATACCTTTTTCAAAAATTAAATCAAATCGGTACTTAACTACTATATCATAAATGTTATTAGTATCAACTTCATAATCTTGTCTTAACAAGTCTGCTTGATAGATACTGTACATCATAGATTCAAAAGCTAAAGTATCGTCTTTAGGTAGAGGAACATCTATGATAATTCTCTTAGGTTTATATAGTTCTACTATTTTCTCTTGTACTTCGGTAGGATTATAACCTTCATTTCCTTTCCAAATATCTTCTCCAAATTTTAAATTATCGGATGTTATAACATGCCAGGTATGTACAAAGACATCTACATCGTAATGTTGAAAAAACTCCTGGAATACCTGGAAGGTTTCTATTCCGGTTCTGATTTCACCTGCTATACAAACTGCTATTTTCGGTTTCTTTTCCATTTAGATTAGAGATCTTTTTTTAGCATCAAGAGTAACTGCTCTATATTCTAGAGGTATTATATTGATATTATGTTTCTTTATATAAGAATGCCAATGTAATTCTTCATGTAAAGCAATAAGAGGGTTCTTACTTAATTCAACATAAGTTCGAGAAAGTATATCAAAAGTATTGGAATCTGAAAACCATACTAAATTGTCTAACCGAAATTGCATTACAGCGGTATCCATTCTATATCCAAATCCGTATATAGTTTGATTTTTTATTTCTTGATTTGAAGAAAGAACTGTATATCTTATTTCAGAACTAGCATTAACTGCAACCACTGCATCGTACTTAAACATAGATGCAATTTCAAAACGTTGTTTTAGCAACCCTACTTTACATAAACTAATTGCAGCTTTGATTGCAGGTTCGTAAGTAGTAGGTGGTTGGGAGTACAGGTGTTTTACTTGTAAGTTAAACTTCTTAATAAAGTCTTCACTTAGTTGCTCGTAAGTATGTGAAAAGTAGTCTACATTAACCTCTGGAATGTTGTATGTAAGTAGTTTTAAACCTTTCTCTAGTTTATCGTAATCGGAAACATCACCAAAGAGGCATATAGCTATTTTACTATTTTTGGATAGGCGTCCAGTCGAAACAAATTCCATAACACGGTCTTAATTTTACTTGCGGTTCTAAATCTACAATTACGCTTTTTGAAGTTACTAGCATGTTTGGGTATGTCCAAATATAACCTCTACTTGTTAACGTGTGCTGGTCTTCCTCATGCCAAAAGCAATGCACATCGTTCTCTAATAAATAGTGAAGAGCTTCTAAGTTTTTAGCATGAGCCCAAATAAAATCTTTTTTTAAGAACTCTAATGAAGTTTCGTATGCAGGAAAATCATGACCTAAAAACAACTTATGGTTTTTATACCAAACATCTACTTCTACATCATACCCTTGTTCTATGGCTATCGCTAAATACTCAGGATTGTTTTCCTGTTCTGGATTTGGTCCATTAAGATTGCCCCTGTGTGCGATTAAATTCATTCATTGCGTCTTTACAGTCGTTAAAAAATGTAGCTAGTTGCGGGAAAGTCTCTACAAAATTAGTACCTCTACGTTTATCATGTGCAGTAAAGAATTTATAAAAGTCTTCTCTATTTCGTGCTAAGATTAAAGGATCTTGTGGTGCAGACATCCAATCAGCTATTCGTTTGATTTTATCTGTTTCAATATCTGTAAAGCCTGTATGCCATGGTTGCCACTCTTCTTCATCAGTTTTATTTACAATTCTTAATTCATCACAGAATTTAGCTGCATCTAAAACTAACTCTTTATATTCTTGCGGAAGCAATTGTACTGTCTGATGAGCTGGATGTCTTAGGTAAGATGAATCTACCATTATAACTGGGTTCCAGTACCTTACTGGACTATTGTATCGCTTTTTTAAGTTATAAGCGAATGCTAACATTTCTTTATACCTGAATACAGATAAAGCATTAAATGTCGACATGAATACGATAGAAACTCTTTTACAGTTTTCCAAGATTTTTTCTACGTTCTTTTTAAATCGTGTATAGTCTAATCCGTTACGAATATATTCAGCATGGTTTCCCCAAGTGTCGATAGATGTGTATAGTACTAACTCTCGAACTTTACTGTCATTTTCAATAATTTGAATCTTCTCAATTAACTGATCAATAAGTTCATCAGGTACTCCAAGGTTTGAATTAATGCCTAGGTTCAGGTTTCTATTAGGTTTCTCTTCTTTAATAATGTAGTCCAAAACTTGCCAAGTATCCTTAGCTAATAAAGGTTCTCCTCCTGTGATGCGGAAGGTATGTAAATCTCTATACAACTCTGGCCACCATTTCCAAAACGCTTCTAAGTATGGGTTAGGATCTCCGTGATTAAACGGCATTCTACCCTGTTCCTCTATCCATTTAAGATCATTAAAATTAGTAGATGTTGGATATGCTCCAAACTTCTTTAACTCCTGTACCCATTGAGATGAGAAAGAAGGTCCGCAATACGAACACTTAAAGTTACATATGTTAGAAAAAGCTACCTCTACGTACTTTGGATTAAAATCTTTTCTCCAGTCTGATGTCTTAATTTCTTCTAAGTGAGGTTTAGACCAAGGTTCGTTCGACTTGTAGATTCTATCTGAGAATTCTTTTGAATTATCTTCTACATTCCAGCAGTAATCACATTCAGAAGGTCTTTTACCTTCTAACATTTCCTTTCTACGTTCTTTCTTATATTTTGTGTTATGTAGTGCAGATGGATTTCGAACTAACTCTGCAGCAGGTATCTTATGTGTTCTAGGGTGGTGACAAGAGTGAGTCTCTCCCATCTGAAGATGTATTGTAACCTGTGTCCACTTAGCTGCACAGAAGCCACATCCTGTTTTATTTAACTCTTCTCTAAAGGCTAATAGCTCGTTTTTCTCTTTGTTCATAACTCTATATTTAAAATTTTAGCCCAAGGAGTTAATTTTTGTTCTCCTAAGAACTTATAATTTACACTGTTAATTCCGTCTTGTTTATAATCCACCTTACCTTGTTGCATTTGCAACACATATCTTTCTTCGTTTTGAGCTGTTGTCTTTCCTTTAGCCCAAACTCCGTTTACTAATCCTTCGTCTATATGAGGGAGACAACGAAAGCGCCCAGGAATTCTATGAGGTAGAATAGAGTTTGGTACTCTAATATTTTCAGTTCTATACTCCGTATTGTTATATACAAGTTCAGGGTGTTCATTATTAAAGTCTAAGTTAAGAACTATTCCTTGATTAGGCAACTTTTTATGTACGGAAATTACTTCTTCCGGACTTAATGCTCTATTCCAGGCAACTACTTTAGCTATATCTCCTTTAAAATACTTAAATGTACTTTCATCGGGAAGCGTGGTAGATGTTCCTAAATAAATACTATTGTTTCTATATGTCTTTAATTTTCCTTCATACTTCCAAGGTGAACTACTTCCAAAACCTGCTTTTGAATCTACCTCGGTTCCGTTTAGATAAAAATGGGATTGTTGGTTTTCAGCATCTACTACAACTGTTACCCAACTCCATTGATTATCATATCTCTTCAACCACATGTAGTTTAAGTAGTGAAAATTATTCCAGTATTGAAAGGATAGTGCTCTAGAGTTATTAAAGGAAATTCCGTAATCGGGTGGATTTATTCTTAAGATAGGATACTCCACATATTTTTTTTCTTCTGCTCCTATTAAAAAAATTGAATTTTTTTCTGGTTGTTGAAATGCTCGTACTAGTACTGAAAACGTATGTGAGTTCGCTGTTAGGTTTCTAAAATCCGAAATATATGGAATCTCTACTGAGCTATTTTCTCCGTTAAAGTGTATATATCTTTGTGTGTCTAATTCTGTATCTAAGTAGGTATCGTTTGTTAACCCTTCTAAATGACATCTCCAAAATAGATCATCATCCTCCATACCCCAATCCCAATAGTTGTTTGAATATCCATTGGTTGCTTCTACTTGTTCTTTTGTAAATAAAACTGCTCCACCGAAATACTCATGGTACTTTAATTCGTAATCCATTTGCGAGATATTAGTAGCAATATGTACAGGGTACTGTCCTGGGTATGAGTAGTCCGCTCCGGGTTGAGGTATCATATCAATATCATGCCAAACTATATAATCACATCCTTCTTCTAAAGCATGTTTGGCAGCAATGTTTTTTGTAGCTCCTCTATTAAAAAGTTTATCATCTGTCTGATGAGCAAAATACATTTGAAAATCTATACCCTGTTCTTTTAAGTACTTTCCTACTTTAGGTATAAATTCATGCAAATGCATTTCTCGATTTCGATAAGGTACACAGACCCCTAATTTATGGCTCATATACTTACTACTAAATGGGTTTGGTTATTTACTGTAACTTGAGAGTGTACTTTATACTTACATGTATTAAGTCCGTCTTGTTTTGTAGAATGAGTTCCTCTTAAAACTTCATTTACGTATTTTAATTGATTATATCTTGTTGTAATTTCTTTCCATCCTCCTTCTACGTATCCATTTTCTTCGTGAGAAAGAAGTCTAAATATACTACTTCTTCTGAAAGGAACAGGTATGTTTGAAGTACTTTCTCCTAAATGTTCAGCTACATCACAATTAACTATTTTACCGGTTAAAGCTCCAGTAGCTATGTTTATTAACTTATAATTTTTTATAAACTTTGCATCATAGTAAACTTTTAAATTTTCTGAAGATGTATAGTTTTTAAAATTCTGAGTTAGTCCGTAAGTTTTATTGTTGCTTATAGTTTCGATTTCTTTACTATCTAATACTTTATCAAAAGTAGCAAACTGTGTAAAGGACCCTTTAAATAAGTTAGACAGCCCATCTATACCAGCTCCTAATATAAAACTAGATGTACTTCTTCTAGACTGTAAATCGTCTTTATAGGTTGTATATCCTACAAATTCTCCATCTTGATACATTGATATTACTTTATTCTCAATATCAAAAGTTAATACAATAGAAGTTGGATATGTTGGCTTGATGTCTGAGTTGATATACAAATAATTCTCTTCAGAGTCTTGGAGTACTATATTATACCTCTTATAAGAATTATAACCTAATTCAACTCCTAAACTTGGAATCGATAGTATTGTAAACTTATCGTCGTATTCTTCGTGATTAAGTGTTACATTATCTGGGTTGAAGCAAATAAAAGTAGAGAACGACTTGGTGAAGTCAATATCCTCTTTAATTTTTATGTTGGTATTTACTCCGTTAAAATTTAAAGCAAGAGTGTTATGGTCTAGGTTAATTACCTTCTTTATATCAAAAGGCAACCTGTATTGTTTACACCTGTAAAATAAGTCATCATCCTCAAATCCCCAGCCCCAGTACTCGTTAGAGTATCCGTTAATCTTTTCAAATAAATCTACAGGAAATAATGTCACTCCTCCGAAGTATTCATCAAAGATTATACGTTCTGTTCCGTCATCTGATTGAAAGCTTGAAGCAAGGTGTATTGGTTTATCTGAGTAGGAGTAGTCTACCTCAACCGGTATCATATCGATATCGTGAAATATGACATAATCGCAGCCTAATTTCTTAGCCTGTAAAAATCCAATATTTAGTAACTTACCTCTATTAAAAGTTTTTGCATCATCCTGCTCTACAATAATTAACTCATACTTTATGGTTAATTTAGAAAAATATTCAGCTATTGCATGCTTAAATGTAAGTAAGTGTTCGTATCGATTTCTGTAAGGAACTATTATACCTAACTTCTTATCCATTAATTAACGGATCTTTTGGTTTAACTGTTTTATGCCATTCAGCTAAGTAGTATTGAAGTCTGTCACTCCATTCATCTTTTTCAATTTCTTCAAACCAAATAGTTAAAGCATCTAAGGAATTGCCAATCTTCTCTAAAGCTTTTACTTTACGTTCTTCCAGTAACATTTGATCTAGTTCAAACTGTGTGGGTGTTTTTCCTTTCATATCGTAACAATTTTATCTCTTAATTTATTCCACTTTGAGTAGTCTAAGTAATCAATATACGAAAAATTATTCATTTTTTCAACTAAAAATTCAGGATTACATATATCAATTTTCCAATCAAATACTCTTAGTGCATTATACATTGCTCTATATTCGTGAGAGTACGCATAAGTTTCGTTAACGTCTGCTACTTCTTTAATTCTATCTACGCAAGTACTGTCCCATTTAAAATGATGTACTTGAGTAAATACTTCCTCGATTGGCATTCTTCTAGGATGAGACTTCCCCCAACTGTTTGTACCGTCCTTAAACGTTGCATAATGTTGCCCAGAGCAGACATCCTGGTATCCTTTCATCAATGTTACTTTATTTGGACAAGCTTTAGACATGGGGTATCTAAAAAAACCTGCATAAGGAAATGCTGATAGTAAATCAGTATCTTTATTGACTTCCGGAAATATCCCACCTATTCCTATTCTATCTAGAAAACCTCCTGTTACAAAATCAAAGTTAGACTTTTCACATTCCTTTATTATATCTGAAATTTCGTAAGGGTATACTTGTAGCTCATCATCATCTGAAACTACCCACCATTCGTTAGGTTTGGTTTGTTTTATAAAGTTATAAAGAGCTGTTACTCTCTCCCAATTGTATTTTTGATCAGTTACAACAAGGTAAGGTTTAATTCCTAAATCTAAAACTTCTTCTAATATACCGTCATTTTCATCTTGACGATAAACTGCTACGTAAGTCTTATCGACCTTCTCTTCATAATGCTTTAACATATGAGGAAGTATGTTTGTATTTCGTCCTACGACTGTTACTAAGTTAAGCACGTTGTATAAGTGTTAGTCCTGTTGAGGATGGTTTATTTTTTACAATACCTTGATTAAAAAAGTTAAATACTTTCCACTCTGGTCCGATATCTTTTATAAATCTAGAAGGACCGTCAAATCTATCGTGGTGTTTTTTAGCATCTTCTGAGATGATTAGTGTCTTTTCATATTCACCGTCTGTGTCGTGTATTGCAATAATACCTCTATCTGATAAAAGCGTTGAATATAAGTCAAAATCTAACTTAACACCTTCATAAGAATGATCACCATCAATATATAAAAAGTCTATTTTAATATCTTGTCTAACAAAAAAGTCATAATAGGCTTCTTCAGTAGTCGATTTGATAAATCGTGGATAAAACGTCGTCCGGAAGAATGATTCTTCATTATCCAAATCGTTAGGACCGCCAACCCCGTTACAAGCGTCAACAAGATAAGTAGTACCGATGTCACCCCAGTTATAATCTCCATTTCCTTCAAAGATATTTTGTTGATAAAGATCAATACGTGCTTGAGTCATAATACGAGGTATAAAACCACTACCACTCCCAAGACACACGCATACCTTTGCTCTCATCATTTGAATAATACTATAAACCAACAGACCATCACCTAAATGATAGTCAGTAGCACCATGTGTCCAACGGTACTTAAGTGGTTCGTAAGTAATATCTCCTGTTTCCTTATCTATTTTATGATTATTACTAATCATTTTTTTAATAAAGTGAGAATCTACTATCGACATTAGAGTTTATATTTCTTTAATTCATCTAAGTTAGTAAAATTTACGCAATTTTCCAACTTTTTTACCTCTTCTTCGTAATTACAAAAGGATTTATTTGCCCGAAAGTAGTCTTTCTCTGGTCCATAGTGTTTAAAGTATATTTGAGACTCTCTTATAGGCCATATACCGTTATTTTCATCTTCATTCCAATTCCATTTAGTGCAATTCCAAGAATTTGTAATAATAGGTCGGTATTTTATATTATTTTCGTCCATCATATGACGAAGTAGTAGTTGTTCTGCAAATATCAGGTACTGAGAATTAGGAGCTTTTAGTTCTGTAAGCTCTCTCATCATCTGTAAGCTATTATTTGCGTATTCTCGGGTAAATTTAGGGTCTGGAAGGTATAAAAAGGAAACATTAACAGATTTCTGTTGCCATCTTGCTTTATAAGATAAATTTCTTATAAAAGGATCAATTCCAGTAGGGTAGTATCCTTTTCCTTCTTCTGTATTACAAACTAGTACTGTTTCTCCGTCTAAATACTGAGAGAAAGGTTTATAAACTAGAGTATCGTTATCCATTAAGATAACTGGTTCGTTTATTGTGGAAAGTACTTGAGGTTTTGAAGCTGCCCAGAAGATCTTTCGATCTATGAAAGGATCGTGTTTAAAAGGTTCGATTATATCCCAGAACCAATCTACATTAAGTCTTTTTAATAGGGATAGAGTTAATGAGTCACAGTATAACACACATTTATCTTGTGGATGATTACGCTTCCACAATCTAACAGAAGCTAGTAGACATAACATATTAAACCTACTATAAAAGCTCTCTGTTTCTTCTATATTATCTAAAACCCATATTACTTTCAAAACCTATTTTATTTATTATGCGTAAGGATTAACGTGTGTTGTTGTAAAGTAAGCGTAAATTGACGTAGCACTTGTCCAGTCTGCAGATGTTAAGTTAGTAGTTGCAGATGTTCCTAGCTGAGTTCCTCCTCCAGCTCCTGCTGTTCTCCAAGAATGGAAAGTCCAGGGGTATGAAGCTGTAGCTACTATTGTAATATAGGAATATACACTGTAGTCTACATTCTTAACTGTTATTGGGCTGGATGTTGCTGCTACCGTATAAGGATATGTTATTGAGATAGTTCCTCCGGCATCTGCTAAAATTTGTCCATAGAAAATACTCCTACCTCTCCATTCACTAGCACTATGTGGTTGTGATGCAGCAGGATACCAGTCGTTAAATATCTTAGAAGTAGTAATATTTGTAGTTGCGCCACCTACACCGTTAGCCCAGGTTCTGGTTGCGTAAAACGATACATTACTTGATCCAACTGTTACTACTGCCATCTTTATACTATCTTTATTGCTTTTTTAGGAAAAATTCCTTGTAACCCTTCTAATATTTTCTGATAAGCTAAATCAAAAATATTTTCTTCTTTTAATATACTAAAGTCAACTTTCCTCTCTACTATTTTCTCTTCTCCAATTACCTCTTCAACTTCTACCGGTAATTCTTTCTCTAAAGTTATTTCATCTCCATTTTCGTCAAAAGATACATAAGGTTGTTTTACCATTTTAATCTTCTTCTCTACAATAGGTTTAATAACTTCTTGTTCTTTTACTAAATCAATTACAAATAGGTTAGGTATTGAAACCTCTACCCCTTCTTTTGACTTACCTTTATAATAAAGAACCTGCTCACTTATCGGCCCTACATGTTGATCGACATTTTCGTCTAACCACCCAGTAGTTGTTACGAACATCTTTCCATCATGCTTTCGAATTGTAACCTGTTCAATTCTAATATAAACTTGTTGAGAAGGACCTTGATTAGTCTCTAAATCAACATTTAACTGTAAACCCATTTCTTATTTTGATTTTAATTGTTCGATTTCTGCTTTTAACAATTCGATTTGCTTTTGTTGCTCTTTAATTGCTTCAATGAATAAACCTGCCATGTTTCCGTAAGCTACACTTAATAATCCATCTTCTGTTTCATGAACAACTTGTGGAATTACTTTTTGAGTAGCTTGTGCGATAACACCTATCTTCTCTGACTTATCTTCAATGTCTGTTCTGTTATAAGATACACCTTCTAACTGTAACACTTTATCTAATGCAGCTTCGATTGGTTTAATATTCTCCTTAACTCTTTCATCAGAGTAAGCTGTAACATCACCACCTGCTGTAACTGATCCTGGGAATGAAGTATTACCTGAACCGTCTAATAGAGTAGCTGTTCTTGTTAATGAACTAAATACTCCTGTATACTGTCTAACATATATTGGTTCTGTTCCATCATCAGCTGTAGCAATCTCAACATAACCTGCGTTAGAAGCAGTTCCACCAACAAGAATTCTAAACTGATCATTATCAGCCATATTACCTCTTACCAACTCAGCACTATTAGTACCTGTTACGGTATTAACGACCGCTGCAACTGTACCTGATGTTGTCTGGTATCCTGAGTTATTAGTCCATTGTGAGATATTACCGCTTTTATTAGTTAATGTATCACTAGAAGCAGCTGTAATGTACCCAGCACCGTTTGTTAATTGGTTAGTGTTAGTTACGTTAGTTGCTCCAGCAGCAATACCGTCAAGTTTTGCGGCATATGTACTAGTCATGTATCCATTTGTAGTACTGTTAGCAGCTGCCATTGAGATAGCTGGTGTAGTACCTCCTGAAGATACAACTGGAGCTGTTCCTGTTACAGATGTTACTGGAGCTGTTCCTGATGAAGCAGCTGTTAAACGACCTTGAGCGTCCACTGTTACACTTGCGTTAGTATAAGATCCAGCTGTTACTGTTGTGTTTGCTAATGCAATTGTTACACCTGTTGAACCGTTATATGAAGTTCCAGATAAACCTGTTGATATTGTTAATGTACCTAAATTAGATCCTAAAGCTACACCTGAGATTGTAGAGTTAGCTAATTTAGCGTTAGCAATTGAACCTGCTAACATTGTGTTAGTTACTGTACCTGTATCTGTTGTATATACTCCGTTTGTTACTGTAGAAGCATTTCCTGATAAAGTAGCTGTAATAGTTCCTGCTGAGAAATTACCAGAAGCATCTCTTGCTACTACTTTAGAAGCTGTATTTGCTGATGTAGCATCTACTGCAAATGTTCTAGCTGTAGCTCCTGTATAGGTTCCTGCTGATGTTAAGTAAGACCCGGCTGTTAAAGCGGCTAAATCACTTCCTAATGCAATACCTGAGATTGTATTTGCAGCTAATTTACTAGTTGCAATGGCAGCTCCTGTTGCGATATCTGCGTTAACAATTGTACCGTCAGCGATCATTGTAGATGTTACCGTTCCAGTATCTCCTGTTGTTACAACTGTACCTGTTGTTGCTGGGAAGGTAATAACTGTTCCTGTTCCTGCTATTGCTGCTGGTACGATTTGAACTGTACCTGAAGTAGATCCTGGTAGAGTTACGCTTGAAATACCTGTTAAAGCTAAGTTAGCAGAAGTTCTATTTAACGCTACTGATGTAGTACCTATATAAGTTGTATCTGCTTTTTGTGCAATAACAGTAGTATCAACTGCTAATGTTGAAGCGGCTGATCCGTTAAAAGAAGATCCTGCACTATAAGTTAAACCTGTACCAGATGATAAGCTATATAAATTACTTCCTAATGCTACTCCTGAAATAGTTGCATTTGAAGCAGCTCCACCTATATCGGATAATAACTGTGTTCCTGTTCTATATTTAATCTCAGTTCCGTCTACTACTAAGAATTTATCTGTATCTGTGGAAGCAGCTACCGAACCGCTCATATAGATTTTATTAGCAGCAAAATTTGCTAATCTAAATGAAGCGTGAGCTGTATTAATTGCTGTAGAAGCATCTGGTTCTGGTTGATAGTTTTCAAATACTTTAAAAGTACCGTTATCAGAAGCATCTCTAAAGAAACCAGCATGATGGTATGTTCCGTCGTTGTAGTTACCTGCAAATCCCATATCAGGATTAGCTGTCGCACTACCACTGTTTAAGTAAATAAAAGCATCTCTAACTGCTAAGTTTTGAACTTGTAAAGATGTTTGAGAACCAGATACAATTAAGTTACCGTCAATTCTAACATTACCTGTAAATGCTCCGTTGGCAAAAGTAGGGCTTGAAGTTGTACTTAAACCTGTAGCAATTGCTGTTAAAGTATTCCCTGATTTAGTAAAATCAATTCCACCTTGTCCAGATGTATCGTTAAATGTTAAACCTGCCTGGTAAGATCCTGTAGCAGCTTCAAGAGAAGCTAATCTACTATTCTGTGTATTGTTTAC